ACTGTTTTACTACTTACACCCCATTCGTCGAGATGCTCGTTAAATTTTTTAATATCGAAGCCAGGTTCGTAATTATATTTGAAAACTAAATTTGGTATTATTTTTACTTCATACATATTAATTTACAAAATAGTTTATAGTATAAACTAACCTTTCTTCGTCGCTATTACTAACTTGTGAGTGATGTGATAAAAATCCTGGAAATATAATTATATCATTTTGTTTAATTGGTACTACACTATAATAGTCGTGCATATTTTTAGATTCGTCTTTACGCATATAAGGTACCCAATGATGTCGTAAGATATTTTCAAATTCTACATGGCCACTGTTTTCGGGTTGTTTAATATAACACGAAACAACTATATGAGTATTACCATGATCATGAGTCCTTGTATGGCCGCCTTTGACATGACTATTGACCCAACTTTTAGTAATATGATATTGATTCCAATTAATACACCATTCATTTAATGTTAACTCTATTTTTGGTTGTAGCCAAGTTAAAAATGGAACTAGGCTAGGCCATTCGTGAGGATTTTCTCCCATGCCAGCAGTAGTTAAGCCACCGTCGGATTCATAGTGTCCTCTGATTCCAGTTCGATCCAAACAATCTTTAAATGGTTTTAAATCAAATCCTTCCTCATAATTATATTTCCACATCAAAGTGGGAAGGAATTTATACTCACTCATAGCATATAGTATATAACAGTTTTTTGATTATGTCAAGTAATTACTGAGCGTTAGCAGTGGCACGTTTTGCCATTTGGTCTACTGTATCGCCGCCAGCATCTTGAGGAATTTGAGCATCTGAAGGTGCTTCAACTTTAGTATTTAGAGTAACACCTTTATCGTCAAAGTTTTTAATATACATTTGGAAGTCTGGATTAGCATCATAAACTGCTTTGAATCCATTGTAATCAAATTGTGGATGCCCTGTATTGAGCATTATTTTATTAATTGCTTGAAAAGAAAGATAGGCAGGCTGTTTTTTATTATCAGCACCGCCTATCATGTTACGAAAAATTGAGATTAATTCTGTTTTAAGAGTTTGGCCTTCTAAGACTTTTTTTTTGAAGTAGCCTCTTCGCTACTTAGGATGTTTCCTAATCTTCGTGATCTTTCTACGCTTTCTCTTTTTTCCCTGTCTGCAACTTCTTCACCGCCTGTAGCAGGTTCACTTGCGCCAAATTCATCAGCAACTGGTTCTTCAGCACCTGCTTCACCAGTTCCATCGTCGACAGGTTCCATCGCTGGGTCCTCTGCAGGAACCTCACCGCCTTCTTCACCTGGCATTGGTTCTGGCCCACCTTCGCCTGTTATAATGGCTACGCCACCTGTTAGTGCTTCACGTGTTCCTTCAAAAGTCGTATATAATTGTTCTAATGCTGGCTTTACAGTACCAATGAATTGTTCACTCATTTCACTGCCTAATTCGTCGCGGATTGCATCGCCTAGTTCTAGCATTGACTCTGTTTGCATTTCAGCTGTATCTTCCATCCAGCCAGTAATTCTGTCAACCATGTCCTTTGCGGCCATTACTAGTTGAGCTGATTCTTCTGCGCCTTCTTTAACTACAGCTTCATCTTTTTTGCTTTTGCTTGCCTGAAATTCTTTTGACATTTTAACGTACTCATTTCCTTTAAGTTCTCTTACGGACTTATCGTGAGTACCTTTAAGCCATTTAGTAAAATCTGTTTGTGGGTCTTTATCAGCTTCTACGACCCATTCATCACGCTCAGCAATTTCTTTGTTGATTGTGTCAAGGAATAATTTACCTCTTTGGTAAGCATCGCTACTATGAACAGTTTCAAAGCTCTCATTAGTTTCAACATCTGCTAACTGAGTTCTTAGTCTGTTTCGTGCGTCTTCCAGTTGTGCTAGAGTAAAAGATTCTAGTCGAAGCTTTTGCCCGAAATTTTTGCCAAGACTTTCATTCAACGCATTTGCTGTTAATGGTTTTGATAGTTCATGTATTTTCATATCTTATATTCCTATCCTAAGTGTTATAGTTATTTATCATCAATCGTCAAAGATATAGTCGTCAAGTTGACACGTATATTCGTATGTTTTGTCCTTCGCTATATCAAAAAGTGTTAAAGCAGACTCTTGTCTAAACCTATCTGACGTCTTTTCAATGGTATTTTTAGCATATAAGCTATCCATATAGTACTTTCCTAGCTTTTGATCCAAATGTAGTACAGTATTAAGCTCATCTTCCTTATTTTTGGATATACAACGAGCATAAGCTATTGCTCCACGCTTACTAAATGTTTCTGCTATACGTTTACTGTTTTTAACGTCAAATATTAAAAATCCTTGCTTGGAACGTCTAATTACAGTATTCTTAATACGTATGCTATTACCTTTAGCATAGGGAATAAAGACTTCTTGAAGTCCTGCTTCCATAATAGTATCTAAATCTTGTGCTAGTTTAGAAGTCTTCATTAGCAACTACCAACGTCATATTGTTATTGCGTACTTTACTTACCAGTGCTTTACGGATAAGTCCTTCAATAACGAATTGCTCACGTTCGGGAAAAGAATGTAATGGTAATGGATTATCGAGTTTTTTAAGAACTTCTGATTCTTCATTACTCATTGCTATTGTAAATTCTCCTACGAGATCGTTAATTTTCATTATACTACCTGTCCTGCTGGATTACCACCGCCTGCAGGATCGCTTCCTGCAACTTTATCTGCTTTAGCTTTTACTATAGCATCTAGTTCATCTTTTTTATAAACGAAACCTTGTGGTTCACCCTTTTTGGGTACTGGGTTCTTTAATGTAACTTCGTCTCCGTTAATATCTACGATATCGAATTCTTCTTCTTTTCCACCGTCTGTTGGAATTGCTAATTGTGATCCTTTTTTAAGGATTGCTGAGGCTACTTTGTCTTGTCCTTTTTTGATTGCCGCTTTCGCCGATTTGGCCACTTTGGAACCTACTTGTTTAGCTTTGTTTAATGTTTGTCCCATAGCCGCCGCCGCTCCTGCACCTTTTGACGCTAAATCTCCCATAGCTTGACCGACCCTACCAGCAACTGCTCCGAGATTTGGAGTAGCTTCATTAGTAGGAACAATCTCTACGACTTTTGCTTCTTCTATAGGTTTTGTAAATTCGTAAGCTCTCATAATAGTATTTACTCTAAATTTTCTTTCTTGTTGACTTTGCTCTCTTTTTTAATCCTCTTTGTGGTGCAGATTGTTTACGTGATACCTGTGTATGTCTAGGTTTAATTCTACTTGCTTTACCTAAAGATTTACGTCGAGATTGAGCTTTGCCATATCTTTTTTGTCCTAATGGTTTATTTAATGATGCAATACGTTGTGAAGCCACACCTGCTCTTTTACGCCTACTAGCTTTTACTTGAAGTACTGGGTTACGTAACCTTCTAGCTTTCTTCATTGTAATCATACTACTTATTTTTTTAGGAGCATTACAAGTTGTAGGTGATGCAACAATACGTCCTTTTCTAGTTCCAGTAGTGCATCTGTATTTCTTAACAACTTTACCTTTAGATCTACCCCAAATTTGCTGTACACCTTCAGTAAGAATTCCTTCTGTTATTTCAGCTACCTTCATTACTTTTTAGCCTTCTTTGGTTTATAAGTTTTAAGAGGTTTTGGTAAAGATCTACCTGGTTTAAAGTTTCTAAAACTTCTTGCTACTGCCTTTTTAGCTGTTGACTTCTTAGCACTAGCTTTGTTTAATGCTTGTACTCGTTTTGATGCTGGGTTTGTACGCATTGTTTTTTGACGTTTACGCATCATCTTAGCGCCAACCCTGCCTCTAGTACGCTTCATTGTAACTCTAGCTTTTATATTAGGCGAGGCAAAGCATTGTGCAATTTTTTTAACAATACGTCCTTTGCGACGACCTACAGTACATCGGAACTTCCGTACTACTTTTTGTCCGGATCTACCCCAGATTTGTTTCTCGTCTAGATGATTATAGAGTTCACGTAACAGCATACGTGTATTTATGTTAATGTAAGGGGGATTAGTTAAAATTCATGAGCAATACAACAAGGGTGGAAAGTAAGCCAGCTATAATAGTACCTGTGGCTCCTACTATTACTTTCATCATTGATTTATTGCCGTGGATTATATCGGTATGGATATGTTCGACTTTGTCTTCAATTGTAGTTAATCTGCGTTCTAGATTCTCATAGCGTTGGTGGCAAAGAGCCACATGAGCTTCTAGGTTATCTTTTTCTACGTCACTTTTTACTATGGCACTTTTCGCCATTATATCTCTCCATTCCGTTAATTATCGTGGAAGGGGCCTAATATGTAATCGCCTGCTATATGTTTTTAAGTGCCTGGTGAACTAGCAATCTAACTTAACTCTTTCACAATTATATTTATGTCTCGAGACTTTCTTTATTATCTGCATACATAAACACAATATTTTGTGCCATCCCAGTAGTTCGGAACGCATCACTATTATTTATTATAGATTCTTCTAGTCCTTTAATAACTGGTATTAAATCGAAGTCCTCACGTAACATTTCGGGTGTTAATGCTTCATCACGTTCACTTTGGAATTTAAATTCCCAAACATTGTATTCTTTTTCTTTATAATCAGAACCAAATTCTTCAGGCTCTAATGCACGGGTAACTTTAACTGGACTACCATCAAATATAGGATTTATACGCATACTTAAAACTTGAAGGAAAGTATTCCAATTTGCCTGTTGGTTAATTAATAGTCTATCTTGGCTTTTAAATTTGGTTTGGCCAGTTTGTGTAATATCTACTAATGTTTTAATTTCTAGTGATTGCATGATTAGTTATACTTATCGGCCACAAAAAAAGGGCCCAGTATAAACTGAGCCCTTTTCTATAGTGTTTAATAGTAAAGTGTAATTAAATTACGCAGATACTATAAATTGTCCACCAGCAGTTGCCGTTGCCGCACTTGCGTCATAGTCTCCAGAACCTACTGTAGTTCCTAGGTGACGTACTGCCGCTTGTAAAGCCGCCGCGTCCCACTGTGAATCGTCAACTACTACGTTAACTAATCCAGCTGTACCTTCAGAATTGAAAGCTAATGGGTTAATTGCTTGTGCAATTGCTTCTAAGGCTTTGCCGATTCCACCTTCGCCTGCTAATGATCCGCCTGCGTCGATTACGTAAAAACCTAAGTTTGCTGTTGAATATAAGGTCTGATGTGCGTGACCTATTCCTGTTACTCTTGCTACTCCAGCCATTTTATTTCTCCTGTTTTCTCTAATGACTTAACATACGTTTCTCTTGTATGTCAGTTATATATATTTAGTCTTTTTGGAGTTTTTGGCTTACTTTGTGTTCATTTTTGCTCGTTTTTGGAGTGCTCTGAGCATTGTGATGTATCCTGGGCCAGCTTTTACTATATCATCTAACATTTGAATAGCTGGTAAGTAGGCTTGAACGAATGGGGAAGGTACACTTTTACCTTGTTTAGCCATATCTAAAAACTTTTTAGTACCAACTAAATTACGAGGACCAACAATGTATCTATAAAACATTAAGTCTTTATTAGTTGTTGGAAGTGCATCAGGCGTACTAATAGTTGGTTCATTGTCAGCAACCTGTCCTGTTTCTAAATCTCTCTGTGCGGCTAATTCTTCTAAGTGAGGAATTAAATCACTATTTCTTAGTTTGGCTCTTGTAGCTAATAGAAGTTTTGTTACAACTTTCTTTTTATCTAACATTCCAAGACTCTTAAAATTAGCTACTTGGCGTCTAATTGCTTTGTATTCAGAATTATTAATACGTAAAGCATTTTCTATATTAATAAACAGTTCGGAGTTACTTCCTGAAAAGCCACTTGCTACTTGATGTAGATATCCATTAAGTCGCATTATAGGAAGTTTTGTACGTTTACGCATTGCCACTGCTGATGCAGGGTCTTTTAATTTATTCATTGCATCTTCGTCACCATTAACAAAATATATTAAGTTATATAAATCTGTTGCGTGTATACGAAAATGCTTGTAGTTATTATTGGTTACTGTATTTCGTGCATAACCATTTGCTATTGGTGTAAATGAAGGATACTTCCTTAAAACTTCTAGAATTAATAGAGACAGATATAGACGCTCACTACAATCAGTATATGTTAACTGACGTTGGTCTGTTGAATTACGAGTCATCCTCGCTTCATAGATCTCTTCTAAAAAGTTTAGGTCCATAACGTTTTCTACTTCATATATTTGTCAGCAAAGATGTTTATCATTTCTTTAGGATCTTTTACCTTTAGAAATGGTGCTAGTCCTTCTGAACTTTGAATAGCTTTAGTAAACTCAAAACGTACAGCTGGTTTAACTTTATCAGTAGTAAGCATCATTCTTAATGTTTTAGCTTGTGGTACTGAAACTTTAAACTTTTTGTTATCGTCTGTTACTATAGTATCTCTTGGATTTGGATTGCCAGCTGAATCTAATATTTTACCTAGTTGGTCAAATATAGTGTCATTTTTAAATCCAGGACTGATACCAGCATCATCAATGTCAGCAGGGTCTATTTTATCTTTTTTCATTAATTCGAAATCATCATCTTTGTCGAATTCACTTGCTCTCATAATAGTCTCCCTTTTGATTGCTCTGTTAGCCGCACTAAAATTACTGCGGTTAACTAATTTTAAATCACCACCTGGGTGGGCTAATACATAACCTTCACCACCTGGTGTGTTACCTATTGTTGCTTTTACATCAGCAGGTTGTTGATCTAGTTGTTGTACAATGTCGTCTTTCACTTTCATAATGCCTGAAACAGTTTGCCATAATGCGTTTACGCCTTGCATATTTGCTTTAAGGTATTCAATAATTTTACCTTGTTTAATTCTACTAACTTTACTTCCACTTAACCATTGTACAAAATCTTTTCCTAAATTATCTAAACATTTATCATCTACACATCTATTTGTATAAGTGTATAGTATTTGAGGAAAGTCACTAACTTTCATGTTACGTAATGTTTCTTGATTTAATAGAGCATCAATTGCCGTTCCATTCTTACTAATAATAGAATCTAAGTTTTTAATTCCAGTTGTATCTATTTGTGGAGGTGCTTGTGTAGTTACTGGCGGTAATACTAATACTTCGTTTCCTTCAAATATATCTGAATCTGTTAAAGGTCCTTCTGTACCATTAGCATCAACAACTCTGTGAATAACAATTCCTGTTTTACTTTTACCTACTCTTTTACCTAAGTCGCTGTCTGTTTGAACTTTGTATTGTACAGTATTGGGTTTAAAAGTATATGCACCGTCAACTATTTGTGGCTTATTAAAATATAATAAGTCTCCTTTAAAAAATCCTCTATGTTTTTTAGGGACTGCTTTTTCGTATTCGTCAAACACGTCTTTCATGTTGGCCGCAAATGCTTTATAACTATCTGATTTTTCTCCACCCTTGCCTCTGCCTAACAACATATTTTCTAAGTCATCTCCGCTTTGTGATCTACCATCGTAACCTTTTGCTCCAAAGCCTGACTTATCTGTAAAAATAAATTTACCTTTATCATCACGTCCAAATATTACTGCTGGTGAGCCGTCCCATTTAATTGTAACATCTTTAGTTTCACCTTTAGCCATATTAGATAATGCCTTTAAGGCTCTTTTTGCACCAGCTGATCCTTCCCAGAAGACAACATCTTCTGCGTGTTGGATACGTGCTTCTACTTCATTTACAATTTGTTTAAATTCAAAAAATCTCATTATGGTAGCTCTAGTCCATCCTTCTCAAACCAGTCTTTAGCATCTTTTACTAAAGCCTCGTAGTTAGGATCTGATTTAATTTTGTTATTAATTGATTCTACACTTTGTAGATCTTTTGCTGTCGCTGTTGGTCCCATTAAAGTTTTAGCAATGAATTCTGGGTCTTTAGCTTTTTTTGTAGGCTCGTTAGTTAATCTGTCTACTAATCCATTTTGAGGAGACCACTTGTAACCTTGAGCTTTAGCAAGAGAGGCAATCATTATCATACGATGTTGACCTTTGAAATTACTCTTTGCATCCATTCCTCCTAAAGCAAATTTCATAAATTTTTGATCGCCAAACATTAAATCAGTTTGGACATAGCCATTCTTTGGATCACCATTGATTGGTGTTTTGAAGTGTACTGATATTCCTGATTTTTTAATCCAATGCTTTGGATCTTCTTTTGGGTAATTTTTAACTACCCAGGCTTGTAGTATACTTACTAATTCGTTTTTGTCAACTTTTTCTTTATCAATTGCAACATCTAAGTCTCCACTAGTATCTTTAACACCAGTACTACCTAGCATATGATTTGTATGATCTAATTTGGTGATCTTTTCTAACCATTTAAGCGTAGGCTTAACATCAGCTTTATTGATTCGAACTGTCGCTGGTTCACCAGTTGCAGTTTTGAATATGTTACCACCTTCGTTAAGAATCATCAGATTGCCTTTTACTTTCAATAATTCTATCAATCCCACGTTTAAATTTGCGTGGGTCACCGCTTCTTATACTATTAATAAAGCGTCTTTCTAATTCAGAAGCTGTATCTGTAGAATAGCTTTCAGTAATCCTATTAAGCAAATTAATAGAACTTTCTATTAAATTATGCCCTGTAGACTGTATTAAAGCATCATTATCAGCAGTTCTATGTATGCTATTAAGTTCTTCTAGTATAGATCGTGTGCGTTTTCTCATGGTTCCGTTTCCTATACTGTATTTATGATGTTTTAAGTAAATAGAAGTGCTACTTGAACGGTTGACTTTTCCAACATAAGATTATATAATAAGATAATGCGGGTGTCGTATAGTGGTAATACCTTAGCCTTCCAAGCTAATGCTGTCGGTTCGATTCCGACCATCCGCTCCATTTTTAATAAATACTGTTCATACCTAGATAGAACCTAGTAAAAAGTTCTTTTTCTAGATAGAAACCTAGTAAAAAGTTCTTTTCTAGGAGACAGGGCATGAGCTCGACATTTCATTTAGCACTTGAAGTGGGAGACATGGATTCAGCCGTAAATTTCTATGTTAATATGCTAGGTTGTGAATCAGCAGATAAAGAACTTCCTAATTGGATTGACATTAATTTCTTCGGTAATGAATTAACTCTTCACTCAAGTGACCCAACTAAAAAACCTAAATTTGAAGCACATCATGTAGATACTATGAACGATGTAATGGTTCCTCACTTCGGAGTACATTTAAGTCGTAGTGCCTATAATGAGATTAAAAGACGTGTAGAAGAACATAACATTGGCTATTTGCTTAAACCTTTTATACGGTTTGAAGGCAAAATGCTTGAACAAGAAACGTTCTTTATTAAAGATCCACATTGTAATATTTTAGAAATTAAAAGTTATAGTGATAGTGAAGTAACGTATCCAGAAGCTTATCCTTTAGCTGATGTTACAGGGCACCCTGAATGGGGATGTCCATAATTTAGACTCATACTAATTTCGTTAAATATGTGTATGAGTACTCGTATATGGATAATAGGTGACAGCTGGGGTGATGAATGGGGAACCTTTAGTATGCAGGGCTGTAAGCCTAGTGAAGGTCTACAACACACACTAGCACAACGCCTTGGCTTACACAGTCAGGATGTAGTAAACCTCTGTCGTGGAGGTATTGGCAACGACTATGCACTTAGGATCATTGAGACTGCTATAATCAAGGGTGAACATCCGCCCACACATATAATACAGTTTTGGACTGAAGCCTTGCGTGATTGGTACAAGGACTATGACACGAAAGATAAACCCTCTTGGAGTCTTGTTACTGCTGTTGACCATATCACAAAACGTCAGCAGGAGGATGTGCGTGAGTTTCGCAGATCAATAGGTAATCCACAGTATGCGGCAATAGGAGGTATGAGTCCCTTAAATGATAGTCATGCGGTAGTAACGGGTGCTAGTTTCTCAATAAAGGACTGGCGAGCATCACTATTAGAGTGCGAATTAGACTACTATGCTAGTCAGCTTCTAGGGTCATATGGTAGTTTTAATATATATCCACGTAACACAGACAAGCCCAAGACCAAACGCAAACTGTTGGACAAGGTCAATCAGATCATGGATATGCAGATTCGTAGCAAGGCATTTCCGGACAATGGACATCCAGGGTGGCCTGAGTTTAAACCTTTGATAGATAAGTTGGTAGTTTGGATTCAGGGCTGTCCATAATTAAATAATCTTTTAATTCCTCCCTCAGTAGCATTAAATATATGATCAAAAAGTCATATTGAGGGAGGACTCACATGATAGCAGAATTAGTAGCGATGTTCGGTGCTAAGGCGTGTTGTATAGGCGCGGCTGGTACCGGTGGAATCTGTAATGCGATAGTACGCAGAAAGACTCCAGTAAGAGATTTGTTAATCTCTGTATTAGTAGGATGGGTTGCGGCTGAATTTTTTATTCCAGCTTTGATGGCTCATTTTGGCTTTGGGACTGAAGTAGCACTTGCCATAGCATTTATTTGTGGTTATTCAGGTGTTAGAATAATGTCAAAGATAGAAGGAACTATACTAGATAAGATAAAATTTTAAGTATACGTTAGGGAGGATGTATATGGCGAAGGAACAAAGACACGAAATAAACGATCAATCGGTAATATCCATACCGTTACGTAATTTAATTGCAATTATCGTAGCTGTTGGCTTTGCTGTAACTGGTTACTTTAACGTTACAGGCAGAATTTCATTTCTTGAACATAATCTAGAAATGCAAGGTGTCCATGTAGATCAAAATAGCGAGTTCAGAGTTAAATGGCCAAGAGGTGAGTTAGGTGCTTTACCTGATGACGCAGAACAGAATATGCGACTTAATCAGTTAGAAAAGCAAATAGAAGAACTTCAAGAGGCCGCTAAAGAAAATAACACAAACTAATAAATACTCATATTAATAATAACAATATGTGAGTATGAATGTTTAGTGATAAGTTAACAGATAAAATTACTGAATTAGATTTTAACAACCGGGCTTTACTCTTTGCAGAGTTGAGCCGGGTTGCTTATTTTACAGAATATCACGCCACTCGACTAGCCAAGAAGCTAGGCTTTACTACAGTAGAATTTTATAACATTGATGGTGCAGAAGCATATCGCTTTATGAATAAGCGAGATATAGTTTTTGCCTGTCGTGGAACTCAACCTAAACAATATAATGATATTAAAGCAGATGCTAGAGCATTTCCTGTTGTTGCAGAGACAATAGGTAGAGTACATGGTGGCTTTAAGGGTGAAGTTGATAAGCTATGGGACAGGATACAAGAAGATATCATTAGAGAACAAGCTAAACGTGATGTGTGGTTTACAGGACATTCACTTGGAGCGGCAATGAGTACAATATTAGCAAGTCGCTGTAGAGGAGAAACAACAATTGTTAATCCACAAGAGTTGTTTACTTTTGGATCACCTAGAGTAGGTTGGGCAAGTTACATTAATAACTTTCCTTTTAAACATTATCGTTTTGTTAACAATGCAGATATTGTTCCTAGAGTACCATTTTATATAATGGGCTATAGACATCACGGCGAATGTCAATACTTTAATCATTACGGAAACTTAAGAAACTTAACAGGTTGGCAAAGAACAAAGGATACTTGGCGTGGAATATTTAGAGGTATAGCTAAAGGTAAGTTTGACTCTATTGCTGATCATAATATTAAACAATATATTTTACACATAAAGAAAATGGTTGACGGACAAGAAGCCCATCAACCATCATTCATCGAAAATTATGCTCATATGTATGAGCGATAATTTAATGTAAGTTGTTTGGTATGATTACGTAATGTATTGCTAATACAATTCCTACCGATACAATTAATCCTAACATCATTTTTAGGAAGTCTCGTCCGATAATTGGAAACACATATTTAAACTTATAGTTTTGCATAAGTGTTGAAATAGCAAGTTCTCGTCCACATAACAAACCAACAAAGACCCAAGTAGTACTCATTGGAATATCGTTGTACTGTTTAAAGAACAACAATATAAATGCGTAAACTAAATCAATCAATGTTGCTGACCGAACATATCTAGTACCTGTCTTTTCTAAAACAACCTTTTGTATTTTACCACCTCGTTCATAAAAGGTGTATCCTAAAAAGGCTACAAAGATAAACGATATAAACATCATCCATTCTACGGACAATGCCCGCGGAAGGAATACTGCAATATTTGCCATATCGTGCGACAGCCAAGTGTACCATAAAAATGCTGTAGTACACCATTGGCCAACTCTCCAAAAAGGTTTATGTTTCTCAGGAACCTTGTTTGCTTTTTCATCAATGATTCTTTCAATGATCATCCATACAGCATAAGCAACAATGGCCGCTAAGGCATAACCCATAATAGATTTTACTAGCATCTTTTCTAAAACAAAGGTACTAGCAAATGCTGACAAAACTAAGAAACTAGTTGATACAGGTACACCTACTCGTGTTAACAATAAAAGTATTGCTGGAGCACAAGCATGATACCATTGTACTTCTTGGAAGGGTATTTTGTTTAGTCGACCGAACGATATATCTCCTCCATTAATGTACCAACCATACCACAGCGTAAACAATAATACTGCCGACGCTGATAACCAAAGTGTTCGCCAATGAAATGATGGTTCTGTATTGCCTGGTTGATCTGAATTAGATGCCAGCCAAGTACCTAACGTTTGTACACTATCATTAGCCACTACTGAATAAGCCGCAAGAGTAAATCCTACGACCATGTAGAGTAAAGTTAATTCCATATTTTATTCCTTATTTTAATTTATAAATTCCAATCAAGCCCCATTCTTACCTGATGAATTTCTGTATCAGTCCTTGTATCATTTCTAATATCAGGATTAACATGAATTTGCATATTAAGTTTATCGGGTGTTATTAGTTGGTTAATTGTTCGTTGATTTCGTTCTGAAGCACAAGCACTACTAATAAGAAGTATTGCAGTGATTGTGAATAATGCGAGGGTTTTACTTTTCATTCATTAAATTCCTTTCGTAAATTATTCTCTCGCTTAATATTTATAGAGTACTGATTTGTTTTATGTTTAAAAAAGATTAGAATTATGTTAAACTTTTGTTACAATCTTAAATATTTCTGCCCAATTCTGTACTCTTACAACTTCAGGGTTATTATATTGCTCGTTAAATGGGTGAGACATTAGTATTGGTCGCAAGCCATACTTTAATCCTGTTTCACAATTTTCAGGTTTGTCTTCAATCCACCAGAATCCTGTACCTTCATACTCTTTAAGTACATCATCTTTAGGTGCTTGAGTAGGTAAGCAACGAGTTCGACGGATCGCTTTCTCAAACCAACGCTCTAAGTTTTGTCGTCTGAGCTCCGAAGCCCAATGATCGTGGTGTGATGATGTTATTGCTTCAAAGTGCCAGTTGTTAGTTTTAAACTCTCCTACTACTTTTACAGCATCTTTATAGGGTTTAATAAATCCTATCCAAGCACTAGAGTTAAAACGCTCAATGAGTCTAGTAATTTGATCTTGACTAAAGCCATAACGTTGGCCTAAATCATATAGAGTTTCGTCTGTAGAATACTCAACATGAATATTTTGCGTTTCTTTGAGCCAAGCTTCAAAGGAACTAGTCCAGTCAAGTAGTACTCCGTCAACATCTGTTAGAATTTTTTGTTTTGAATAATCCAAACTCCCCTCCTGTGGTAGTTTCTTTGTATTATATTCTCGAAACTTAATAAAGTCAAGTTTTTTGACAAAATATATAAATAGGTGTGCGGAACCCTTTCCACATTAATAATAGGTGACACTGGAAGAGACTAGGGTATTGCTATTCCTTAAGCATA